GCTAATGGTTGGTTAGTGCGTGAATATAAAAAACGTGGCGGTAAATACCGTACTTCTACTACAAAAAGGAAGAAATAACTATGCCCGGACATTATGGTAAAAAGAAGCCTATGAAAAATGGTAAGAAGAAAGCAAATGGTAACGGTGGTTTAACTGCTGCTCAAAAGAAGCTGCCTCCTGCACTTCAGAAAGCGATTTTAGCTAAAAAGAAGAAAAAGTAATGGCGACACTTCGTTATCGCTATCGTGATAAAAAGTCTAGATCAGGGGGTGCTTGGGAACAGGCATCTTCTGATCGTCGTTACAAAGAAAAACAAGACTGGTGTGAATTCTACACTCCCCTCGGTAGAATGGTCACCAAACCCTCTGGTAAAAAGCCAGGATATATGGGGTATGATGAGTGGTGTGCATCAAAAACACCATTTAAAAATCAAGTGATTAGAAATCCAAAAAGAAAATATTGAGGGGAATAATGGAACAAGAAAACCAAAATAAAATTTTTATAGATGATAAGGAATATGATTTAACAAATTTTAATGAAGACCAAGTTAAATATATTACTCAACTTAGAGATATTGGTATAAAACAGTCTAATTTAAAAATGCAATATGAACAACTAGAGGCGGCTAAATCAGTATTCATTTCTAAGATAAAATCATCATTGGAGAGCTAAATGGCAAAACCTCGTGGAGGACTCAAAGCATGGTTTGGTACTGGTAAAACCGGCGGCGTTGGAGGCGGTGGATGGGATCGGTATAACTCTCAAGGAAAACGCATTGGAAAATGTGGAGAGGGAGCAAAAGGTGATCCTTATGCAGCCTGTCTGTCACGAGAAAAAGCCAAAAAATTAGGAAAATCTGGAATTGCTTCTTTTGTTCGTCGTAAACAAGCAGCACAAAGAAAAGCTGGAGCAGGTAAAAAAGGACAAGGAACTGGTACCCCTGTAAATGTAGCCACAGGCGCATCGCCAAGAAGGAAGGTTAAGAAATAATGGTAACCCGTGTAGATAAATTTCTAGGTGGTCTTGGTATAGACGCCACAAACAAGTTTGAAGTAGCCTCTAATGCCACTGTTACAGTCGGTAATGGAACTTCTACAGGTAACGTAAATATTGGTGGGGAAGTTGTTTCTTCTACTGTAGATGCGACTACTTTAAAAATTGGTGGAACTGCTGTAACATCAACAGCCACTGAACTCAATTACACAGATGGTGTCACAAGTAATATTCAAACACAGTTAGACGGCAAACTAGCTACTGCTGGTGGCACGATGACAGGTGATGCCTTATATAATGATAGCGTCAAGGCTAAATTTGGTACTGATAGCGATTTAGAGATTTACCATGATGGATCAAATAGTTATATTAAAGATGTGGGAACAGGTAACTTAAATTTACTAGCCGATGGCAATGTTAATATTCTTAATGCAGCAGGTACAGAGTTTAAGGCTCAATTTGTTAGTAATGGTACGGTTAACCTTTTCTATGATAATTCAAAGAAGTTTGAAACCGATACTGCTGGTGTTACTATCACTGGTAATATTGCAGTAACCGGTACAGTAGACGGTCGTGATATTGCTACGGACGGTACTAAGTTAGACGGTATAGAATCTGGTGCTACAGCGGATCAAACTGCCAGCGAGATACTTACGGCTATTAAAACTGTAGACGGCGCTGGCTCTGGTCTTGATGCTGATTTATTAGACGGTATCTCATCAGCAAGTTTCCTACGTAGCGATGCAGATGATGCGGTTACAAATACCGGAGTTGAAATTAGTTTTTATTGTAATGACGTTCTTGAAACTGGAAGTGGCGATCAAGCAACCCTAGAGGTGATCAATGGGACAGCGGGTGCAGACGCATTCATGCAATTCCATGTAGGCAGTGACTTTGCGGCATACTTTGGACTGAAGGGCGACATTAATGACTTTGCTGTTGGTGGGTGGTCGATGGGCGCGAACTACTATCGCGTCTGGCACGCTGGTAACGATGGCTCTGGCTCTGGTCTAGATGCTGATACTGTTGATGGTATACACGCTAATGATTCATCAATTTTGAATCCTACAGGTTCTATCATTATGTATGGTGCAGCCGCTGCACCTGGAGGTTATTATCTCTGTGAAGGTGCGGCTATTTCTCGTAGCACCTATTCAGCACTTTTTGGTGTAATTGGTACTACATACGGCGCAGGCGACGGGTCTACGACCTTCAACGTTCCTGACTTTAGAGATCGCGCTCCATATGGTGCTTCAACCTTTACTCTTGGTTCTAAGACAGCTGGAGAAGTTAATGCAAGTGGTCAGAACTCCACTGGAACCGGAACATCAGGATCAAGTGGGGCTTCAACTGTAGCCAATAATACAGGCAGCGGCACAACAGGTACTGGTACTACTGGCACCGCAACATCGGGCGGTACCGCTCCAAGTATTCCAGCTTCTACCTATAATACAGGATCAGGAACTTCTGGAGGTTCAGGAGCTTCCACAGTTGCTGCCAATACTGGAAACGCAGGTGCAACAACTGTTGCCTCTAATACAGGGTCAGGCGGTTCACACGGACATACTGTAACTACAGCTAATACTAACTCAACTACAGATAAAGACGTTACAGGAGCCATTGCAGCTGTTACAGCAGTAGCTAACGTAGGAAACCATACTCATGCTATTCCTGCATTAACAGTTAATGCACACGCACACTCAATTCCGTCTCTAACAGTTAACTCACATACTCATACTGTTCCTGCACTATCAATTCCAGCTATGACAGTTAACTCGCACACTCACTCAGTTCCTGGGTTATCAATCCCAGGATTAAGTGTTCCAGCACTAACTATCCCCTCTCTTACAGTTAACGGACACACTCATTCAGTGCCAGCACTAACGGTTACTCATCCAGGTGTGGCAGTGAAATTTATTATTAAAACTTAATTAAGAGGGTAAGAATGAAAACATATTCAGTCCGGTATAAGTTACCGGGACAACTAAGATTCCACAAATTAACAAACTTGGTAGAAGATGGTTATGTAGATGATCATCCAATGCGGTACTTTATAACCGCAGATAAACAAAGATATGAAATATCACTTTTAGGCGTATTTCTTTTTGATCAATCAAGGTCTGATTTTATTGAAGACTTAAATGCTAGACGAGAAGAGGAAGCTAGAGAAGAGCTGGTTATAGACGAAGAAGAAGTCATTCCGGGAATAAAACGACCAGATGAATGACCTTGTAGTAGTAGAGAATGCACTTCCAGAAGAAAGTTGTGATTTTCTATCAAAGTTTTGTGAAAAATATCCTCAAGCTTTTGTGAATCCTTTTCAAAGAATTGAGGCGTTTAAAGATAGGACAGTAGCTTATAAAAATATACGTGGAGCAACTGAAACTCCTTATACTACTGTTTCATCGGTACTAAACTATTCTAGGTTTTTAGGACAACGTGAGATAAACACCTTTTATCAAGATCATTGTTTTCCAGAAAACACAGAGCTTACAATCTGGAGACAGGGGCAAGATATGTCTCCCCATGCTGATAATTGTTGGCAACCAGATGTAGACGAAGAAATTAAAAAAACAAAGCATCCCACTAGATTTAGATCATATTCTGGTATATTTTATCTTAATGATTCATTTAAAGGTGGCGATATATATTTTGTAAATCTAAACTACAGAGTAAAACCAAAGAAAGGCATGTTCGTAGGGTTTAAAGCCGGTCTTGAACACACTCATCAAGTCCTACCTATAGAAGCAGGTAACCGCTACACTATTGCTATTTGGTACTCTAATATGGTAGAGTATGCGGAGTAGAACAATGGACATTAATGAAAATATTGACACCCTACATGAACGTACACAACAATCTAAGCTAGAGTTTTCTAGACATGAAGCTGTGTGTCAAGAGAGGTATGAACAGCTGTTAAAGAACATGGAAGCTATGTCAAAAACTATCTCAGAAATGCACAAAGAAATCAATGAACTGAAAATTATGGCAACTTCTGGTCGTATAAGCCTAAAAACTCTAATCTGGGTAGGCTCTGTAGCTGGTGCTGTTGCAGGACTTGGTATAGCTTTAGCTAATTATTTGAAATGAGGGTAAATGGATAAATATTTTAAAGTCCCTGTAGAAAGGTTACTTGATAAAATTGTTGTAGGAGAACATAACGGAATACAGTTTAATGAGTCTCAATGGGGGATGGTTGAAGGACTAGAAAACCATCGTTTCTGGACTCATATATCTGCAAGAAGAACTGGTAAGTCTCTGTCTGCTGGTATTTTAGCGTTTGCTAAACTTTTAGAACCTGGGAAACAAGTGATGGTAGTAGCTCCTAACTTTACTCTATCATCAATTATTTGGGATTATGTCACAGATATCATCAGAAATTTACAACTGGAAGTGGAAAGATTCAACCAAAAAGATAAAGTTGTTAAACTTATCAATGGTTCTACCTTTCGCCTCTTATCAGCTAACAACAGAGACTCACTTGTGGGGCGTGCTGCTCATCTTATAATTGTAGACGAGGCGGCAATCATCCCTGATGATGAGTATTTTACTCGTGATCTACGTCCTGCTCTTTCTACCTACCCCGATTCTAGGGCACTCTTTATATCTACTCCCCGTGGTAAAACAAATTATCTTTACTCTTACTATCTTCGTGGCCAAGATCCAGAGTTTGACGACTGGGGGTCAGGATTATTTACGTGGAGATCTAATCCTCTCTTAAGTACAAAAGATATCGAAGAAGCTCGTCATTCTATTTCTAATAAGATGTTTGCTCAAGAGTATGAGTGTGATTGGACTACTACAGAAATGCAGGTCTATAATTTAGATGAAAGTCGTCATCTGCAAGACTTAACTTGGGTAAAAGAAAATCTTAATCGTTTTGAAGTTATTGCAGGACTTGATGTGGGCTATCGTGATTTAAATGCTTTTATTGTGATAGCCACGGACGGTGAATATTTTTATGTTATAGATGAATATATTTCTGGAGAGGTAACAACCTCAGAACTTGCAGAAAATATTAAAGAACTAGAAGAAAAGTGGGAAGTAGAAATGATTTACATAGACTCTGCTGCTCAACAACTTAAAGCTGATTTTGCTTATGACTATGATATTTTTTGTGAGAATGCAATAAAGTCTGTAAAAGACGGTATAAATTATTTAGGTGCTCTTATAGACCATGATCGTTTAGTTTTTGATTCTGAAACTGGTTTTCAAACTTTTACATCAATGGCTAATTATAAATGGAATCCTAAAACAGAAAACCCAAAAACAATTCATGATGATAATTCTCATGCTTCTGATGCCGCTAGGTACGGCATTTATACTTATGTAAAGACTTCGGCATCTATTTATGCTTAAAGATACTGTTTTAATAATCTTAAATTATAAAAGACTTGATAACATCTATTATTTAGTAGAAAAATTTAAAGGTAAATTACCAATTTATATCATCAATAATAATCCCTCTTATAGGCTACATCAAATTAAAGGTGCTGGAGTAGTAAATAAAGAAAAAAATGGGTGGTGTATTGAGCGTTGGAAGTTTGCTAAAGACTTAGATTATAAATATGCTATTATTTTAGATGATGATATAAATCCAAGCTTTCACTGTATAATGAAACTGGTAACAGAGATAAGAAAAACTCCTGATAGACTTGTATCCATTTATGGAAGGTCAGGAATAAACAAGGTTTCTCGTTATGAAGACTTGTCAAGTGAGTGGTGCATTGATACTGAATCAGACATTGCAGTAGGAGCCTGTTTATCTGTATCTATCCCCCATCTAAAAACTATATGGAAAGATTACTTAGAGCCTTGGGGTACAAAGGATAGAGGAGATGACATACAAGTATCTTTATCTATGAGTGATTACTACAAAACCCGACCCAAAATAATTAAAACTGAAGTTTCATTATTAGAGGAGGGAAAAGTAGGATTGAACAAGCATCCTGATCATTTTAGTAAAAGATGGAAAGTAATTCAGGATTTTCGTTCCCCTTTCTTAGCTTCTGAAAATTAAAGATTGGACACAAAGTTTAGTATTTGGTAAAGTTATTCTAATGGCAGATTTAAAAAGAATTCCTATTAAGTACATAAGGGATTATATTAAAAAAGACTACAAGTTACGTGATGAGTGTTTTATTTGTAAAGAAAAAAATAATTTAGAACTTCATCATATTTATTCTATATCTCAATTGTTTAATGACTGGTGTATCAAGGAAAACATAGAAGAAATTAGTTCTGTAGATTCTATTAAAGATCTAAGAGTTAAGTTTTATAAAGATGAGTTTCAACGATTAAGTAATGATAATCTTTATACTCTCTGCAAACAACACCATGAAAGATTGCACAATTTATACGGACAAAGATATAGTAATCATTTATCAAATAAAATTATAAACTGGTTGAATGTTCAAAGGGAGAAAAATGGCTAACGAAGTTCCAGGTTGGAGAAGATGGATATCAGAAAAACTTAACCCTGCTCAACCCTCTTTGGCAGCTGCAGAGCCTTATGCTAGTCCAGAAACTATTCTTGATTTTGAACAAGCATACCGCGAAGTAGAAGTTGTTAATAGGACTATTGATATTATCATAAACGCTTTAATAGAAGTTCCAATTATAGTAGAAGGTGGTGGAGCAGTAAAAAAAGTAGACAAACTTTTGAATCGTTCTCCTAATCCTTTTGAGGATAGAGTTAAGTTATTTCGTAGAGCATTTTTAGATTTTATGTTAGATGGTAATGCTTTCTTTTATTATGATCGTACTAATCTTTATGTACTACCTGCTAATGATATGGAAGTTATCCCAGATGAAAAGACTTTTATTTCACACTTTAACTTCTTAGTTAGAAATGTTCAGTCTTCTAGCGTATACGGGTACGGTAAGCAAACAACTAGACAAGAATCTGCTTTAAAATTTGATACCGATGAGATTATTCATATTAAAAATGATAATGAAGATAGTATCTACCGAGGTGCCCCAAAGCTAAAATCTATTAAAAGATTAATTGAACTTTATTATTATTTAATTAACTTCCAGCGTCAGTTCTTCAAGAATAATGGTATTCCAGGTATTGTTTTACAGACTGATTCTGTTTTAAGCCCAAAAGTTAAAGATAGACTTTTAGAACAGTGGAGACAGAGCTACTCTACTATATATGGTGGGGCTAGAAATCCTGCTATTTTAGATGGAGGTCTTCAATTAAGTCCTTTTGGTCAGATTAAATTTTCTGAACTAGACTTTGAAGCCTCTGTAGAAAGAGTTCAGCAAGATATAGCAAAAGCTCTTGGTGTTCCATATGTTCTTTTAAAGTCTGGTAATAATGCGAATATTGCAGCTAACCAAGTATTATTTTATAATCATACTGTTATGCCAATTCTTGAACAGTTTTGTAGTGCATTTTCTCATTTCTTTAACTCAGATATTATTATTCGACCTGATAGAGCTGCTGTAGCTGCTCTCAGGGCAGATGAAAAAACACAAGCTATGTACTATTCTACATTAGTAAATACTGGTATTATTACACCTAATGAAGCTAGAATAGGTTTGAGATTCCAACATCGTGATGATTGCGATGAAATTAGAATACCACAAAATATTACAGGAAGTGCTGTAGATCCGTCTCAAGGAGGCAGGCCTACAGAAGATAATACAGATACACCTCCTGATCCTACACAAGGGGATACGTAGAATGGAAAAAATGTTTCATGTATACAGCCCTCTAACGGTTGAGAAACGTGCTACTAAAAAGAAGAAAGGTCTAGTTATTGCAGGCTATGCTAACACCACCGATAAAGATCGAGCGGGTGATATCATTACAGCCAATGCATGGGCCAAAGGCGTTGATTATTATCGCAAAAATCCTGTTCTTCTTTATCAACACGATCATAACAAACCAATTGGGCGTGTTCAAAAGATTTCTGTAGATCGTAAAGGTATTTTTGTTGAGGCATACGTTAGTGACGCAGCAGAAAAACTTCACGGTGTGCAAACACTTATTAATGACGGAGCTTTAAAGAGCTTTTCTGTAGGGTTCCGCGTTAAGGATGGTCGCTATGATCGAAATACAGACACAACACAAATTACTGATGTAGAACTTCACGAAATTAGTGTTGTATCCGTTCCTTGCAACCAAGAAAGCTTATTCAGCGTTAGAAAAAGTTTTGAATCTAACGATGAATATGAAGACTTTAAGAATAGTCTCAAAGAGGCTAGTCTAAAAGACGAAGTGAAAATGATGGAAGGCATTTATGTCGGAATAACTGGTAGCAAAGCTGGTCATTATCATACTATGGAAATGGATGATAGTGGCAATGGTGTTACTACCTATTCCTCTCATGGCCAAAAGCATTATCACAAAATTGTGAATTATACTATTGAAGAAGCAGAAGGGCACAGTCACGAAATTGTGTTCTTAGTTCAACCTTCTAACAATGTTGATTCACCTGATAAGACAGATGGAGAAGCCCGTCCTATGTCTCCTAGTGAGACTGAGGCAAACGGTGGGTCTAAAAACCCTAATTATTCATCTGTTACTCTATATTCTGAAGAGGAGAATACTATGACTAAAGACGTTGAAACAAACGAAACAGAAGAAGTCATTGTTGCTGCCGCTGAAGAAGAAGAGAAGGAAATTATTAAGGAAGTCAATCTTGCTGAAGACGTAGACATTGAGAAACTATCTGAGGAAGATGATGATGAAGAGGTCGTAAACCTTTCATCTGATCCTTATGAGCTAATTCCTTTTGTTAATCTTCTTAGTGCAGAAACCGCACAAATTAAAAATGGTGCTTTTGTAAAAAATGAGGGTAAAAGGTATCAGACTGTAAAAATTGCTACTGCCCAAAACCCTATTTTTCAATTTTTAGAAGTTGACTTAAATGGAAAATCATTAGATAATACAGTTACGATCCCTGCTGAAAATTTATCAGTAGTGAATTTTTGGGACATCGGATCACAATTTGATTTAGATGTTTCAGTAACAGAATTTAAAAATCTAAGTGACGGAGAAAGAGCTTCAATTAAAGAAGATTTTGAAAACCTAGTCACACTTTCTGAGCAAGAGCTTTATGCAGTAAAAGATAACGAAGCTATTAAAAATAGTGAACTTTTACAGGAAAAGCTGAATAAAACAATTAACCTAACCACTGTCCCATCCACAGAATGGAATGATACAAACTACCACATTGCTAAAATGATGATTAATAACATCGAAAAGCTTAAGAGTATTGACTGCAACGATGGCGAAGAGACTTCCAAGGATCTAGCCTTATTAGTAACCGGTCATAAGACTACTAAGACTATAAAGGAGAATGAAACAATGGCAACCGAAAATGCAGGTGATCCAATTGTACTAGAGACTGAAAAGGCTGCTCCTGCAACTGAAACAGTTGTAGAAAAGGCCGCAGAGGAAGTCTCCAGTGTAAAAGTTGGAGAAAACAACACAGAAAAGCTAGTTGAAAAAGCTGGTGAAGCTGTTCTAAAAGAATCCGACGAAGTTGACCGCCACGGTGAATCAACCCGTCAAACTCGTGAAGAACTTGATGAACTCAAGTCTCAGATCGCAAAATATAAAGACGAGATTAAAGCAATCTCTGATAGCAAGCATGTCTATCAAGCTCAGAAGACTTCAAGCAAGTATTCTGAAAAGGAAATGGCTAATGCTTTCCTTCTTGCTAAGGCTCTCAATCGTCGTGACCCATTTGATACCAAACTCGGTAATCAGATTAAGGCCGTCACTTCAGTTGATCAGTTCCTAAGCAACTTCTCAACAAATATCTACGAAGAAATGGAGCAGCAGCTCGTTATCGCTCCTATGTTCGATAGAATCCAGGTCGATGCGAAGACATTCCGTGTCCCCGTAGCCGATGAGGATACCGACGATCAGGTAGCACAATTCGCTTCTGGCACATATGCCACAGGTGTTGGTGATACCACAAACGTCCCAACCTCAAACCAGAACGCAATTAAGTCAGTAGACTTTACACCACACAAGTTCATGGTTACAACCCATCTTGCCAAGGACGAAGAAGAGGATACAGTTCTTCCTCTAATCGACTTCCTCCGTCGCGCAGCAACCCGTCGTCTATCACGGTCAATTGATAAGGCAATCCTTCGTGGTACTGGTGCTCTTACTGGATTCACAGCTAACCCAGGTGGCACATCAACTTATGCCTCTGTTGTTAAGGGTATTACCACAATGGTTAACCAAGTTGCTACAGACGGTCTATCAGTTCGCACCGCCGATGGTGATACAAAGGCTTCTGCCGCAAATATCGCATCAGCTCGCGCTCTTATGGGCAAATATGGTCTACAGCTTGGTGATCACCTCGTATACCTCACCACAATTGAAGGTTACAACGAGCTAGTCACAACTTCAGACTTCCGCACAGTTGACAAGTTTGGTCCAAACGCAACATACCTCACAGGTTCTGTTGGTGCAATCTATGGTATTCCAGTTGTTATTACTGAATTCCTTGATAACGTTGGTTCAAACTCAGCCGACATCGGTGCTCTAGTCTACAAGCCAGGCTGGATGATCGCAGAACGACGTGGTATGGAGATCGAGAGCGAGTACGAACCCCGCCAGCAGGTCACAGCGATGTACATGAGCACACGCTTTGACTTCAAGGCTCTCTCAACCACTGGCTCAGGCGCAGGTGCAAACGTTTCTTCCACCTACGGCTACGCTGCAACAATCAGAACACTCGCCTAATTTAATTTAGATTAGAGAATATTCTGATTAACCTTTAAGGGAGAGGGAGGTAGGATCACCTGCCTCCCTTTCTTACTATAAAACAAGGAGATAATTTTAATGCTTGATGAAATTATGAACATTGATGATGAAGACGAAGCCCGTACTATTCTTATGAAGCGCGGTAATGGGCTAGGGCAGGTAGAACTGTATATCGAAGAGTGGAAAAAAGCTAAAGCTGCTTCTAAACCGGCTCCTGCTCCAATTAAGAAAAAGGTGGTTAGTGCTACTTCCGTAGAGACTGTAGCAACAGCTAAACCAAAAACAACAATCGTTACTAAATAAAAAAGGGGTGAGAGATGTCTAGCAATTATGGTAAATATCCATATGTAACTTTAGCACAGATAAAAAATTATCTAAATATTACAAGCTCTAATGAAGATGCTAGACTCAGCAATCTTATTTCTTTTGCTTGTGGTGCGGTAGAAAATTACATTGGACACGAAGTTCTAAGTAATTCTTATTCAGAAGTTTTTGATGGAGGAAAGTCTTCAGTTTTTGTTTCTCGACTTCCTTTACAAGATGTACACTCTATTTCTGAATATGATGGTACTGCTTACCGAAAATTAAATAATCCACAATCAGACGGATCTTCAGTAACTCGAATTGATTCAAATCACACTTTAACTCGCAGTGGAGGACCCGTCTTAAAAACTAGATATAAAAAGTTCGGGGACTCCTCTGTGTTTTTTGATGGTTCTGATGATTTTATATTTTTAGCAGATTCAAATGACTGGTATTTTGGAGATTCCGATTTTACTATTGATATGCAAGTGAGATCAAATTCTTACTCTGCAAATACTACTTTTATCTCACAAGCTGCGGATGCAGATAATCTTTGGTCCCTCGGTTATGATACTACAAATGGCTTTACTTTTAGAGCAGTATTTGGAGGTACTGAGGTTGTAAATGTAACACACGCAGCATCAACTGGTTATTCAGCTAATACTTTTCATCATGTAGAAATCGTAAGATCAGGTTCTTCTTGGAATTTGTACAGAGATGGAACTTCTATTGCTTCACAAACAACCTCTAATGTAATGCCGGATATTTCCGCTCAATTAGAATTTGCTCGTCAGAACGTGTCCTCTAGTTATAAATATTTTAATGGTTTTATTGATGAGACTCGTATTTCTCATGTAGCAAGACATACTGCTGCTTTTACTGCTCCTTCTTATCAACACGCGACAGATGATGACACTGTTTTACTAGTTCATTTTGATGGTGCTAACGATAATTCTGATTTTGCGGATGATCATGCTTCTGTAGAAGACTTTTTATTCTATCCTAATACTGGTGAAATTACTAAGAATATTGGAGATGGAACAGGAGACTTCGGTCTTACAATTGTAGGAGCTGCTGTATTTAAAAACTATCCTCGTGGAGTTCGTGTAACTTATAAATCAGGGTATGCTTCTGGTAGTGTTCCTAACGACCTTTTAATGGCTACTATGGATTATGCTAAAATGCTTCATAAAGACCGTCAAGAATCTCAAGGTTTCACTTTTCAAGGAGAGAACGTACAGGATAGACAGTTAAGTTCTAATTTTCCCCCTCATATCCGGCGTATTTTAGATTTATATAGAGTGATCATTTAATGCTTAAGGTGGTCAATAATGTAAGAGTTACTGGTCCTGATGGAAGAGTTTTTAAAGGGCCACAAGCTTTAGATTTACTATTTAATTCTAGACAAAAAATAGGCCCTGCTCGATTTTATCTAAAACCTAACAATGAACCTTTATCTAAAGCTTTATTTAGTATCTACTCTAGATTATCTAATCTTGTGGATAGAGCCGTTGTCGAAAATTTAGGTGGTACTATTATAAAAGGTAAAGCTGGATCTGGTGTTATACCTGATTTTATAACCTATGATGAAGAAGGAGAGGTAGACGTATCAGAAGGTAAAGCTATTTCTACAAGAGTAGACGCCTCTGGACAAGTTACTCGGGCTAGAGAGATAGGAGTGGCAGGCGGTAAGGGTATTAATTTAAGGCGTACTAGTAGATTATTAACAGGTTTTTCTACCGATGCTACTGGCGCGGCACGGGCAGTAGAAGAAGATGTAAGTTTTTCAAAATCTTTTATTTCTCAACTACTAGCTTTAAAAAATGATAATAGCGGGTTAAAAGCTTTTTTAAATAAAAGCCGATCTCCTGCTGCTATCGCATTAAGAAAAAACTTTGAACTAAAATCTGCAAATATTAGAGTCCCTATTCAAGTGGGTAATAGAAGAATAGTAAAATCAATCGGGTGGTCATGGAAACAAATAAGTCGTAACCCGAAAGCTAAGATAAAAGTAACAGAAGGTAAAAAAGGCGAAGTATTTTTTCAAATATATTTTACCGAAGCAGAAGTTAGAAAATCGCTCAATAACGCAAATGCTCGTTTAGATGTGGAACTAAAGAAAATCAGTAGTCAACTGGCAAGAGATTTAGCGGCAGAGTTTGCCCAATTTTCTCCTCAAGTAATTCAGTTTTTAAATAGTCAAATGAAAGGTCAATTTGTGATTGAATATGACAAAGGATCTGCTCTTTTAGGAAGAGGTAGTATAGTAGCTAAGACAAAAAGAAAAAAAGCTGCTACAAGACTAAAAGTTATTTCTGATATTCAGTTAACTGCTTTAGTACAGCAAGAGACAGAGCGCCGAATGCCTAGAGGACCAAAAAGAGGAGAACCTCTCAGTCCTACTGTACTAACTTATAGAACTGGTCAATTTGTAGAATCAATTAAAGTAATGCAAAATATAAGAAGCAATATAATTAAATATTACTATGCTCCTAATTATCGTGTACATGAGAAAAGAGGCGCTAGAGCGCCTAGATTTTTGCTACAAGGGTCTATAAGAGATGTAGTAAAAAGAGTGTATGGAGAACGTTTTAGAATTATAAGAGGTTTTTAAACTGGGCACGAATCTGTTTTGAGAATTTAAGATTTGCTTTATAAAAGTCAATTTGCTATACTATGAAAAGGTAGAAAATAAATGGCGTTAAGTCGAAGAAAAGATATAACCGAGTTATTGGTATCTGAGCTAAAGAAGATAAATGGTGATGTTTCTACATTTGACGCTTCATATACCTATAACTTAAACATTTCTAATAATTGCTTTCGTCGTATGATATTTTTAGACGAAATAAATGATTTTCCTACAGTGTGCGTAAATGCAGGTACAGAAACCAGAATTTATGATACCGCAGGATTAACTACTGGAGAACTAAACATAAATGTTCGTTCCTACGTTAGAGCAGAAAACCCTATAACAACCGCAGAAAGTCTAGCAGATGATATAGAACATGTTGTATACAACTTAGGAGATAGATCAAGTATTGGAATACTGGATATGATAATAGAAGGTGTTTCTACAGATGAAGGTTTAGTAGCTCCCTTTGGCATACTAGAGATTGATATTTTAGCAAGATACCAATTAAATATATAAGGAGTTAAATTAAATGTCAGCCCAACTTAACCTACAAAGAAACACAAAAGTGTTTATGTCCACCGTTGATATTGCCAGCGGTGCGACAGTAACAGCCCTGACTCCTGCAAACACATGGCAAGTAGAAATTCTTGCTGGTTATGCTGTTTCACAGGCTGCTGCAACTCAGGATATTACATCACTCGAAAGTGGTCTAACACCTGATCGTTCACAACAAAGATTTAATACTGCCCTAAACCCAGTTGACTGGAACTTCCAGGCCTATCTAAAGCCAACAGGTCTTACAAAGACCGCAGGTGGTTCAAATAAGGCTGCTGAAGGTAATTCTATGCCTTGTGCTGATTGGTTTATGTGGCAAGCACTAATGAGTAATACTGCTTTTGCTTCTGGATCAGAACTTCAGAGTACTTGGCAGGCTGATGGTAAATTTGCACTTGGCGAGCGAGCTGCTGGATCAAACGTATTCCAGCATTCCTCTAACTTCGCTACCGCAACTGAGTACCATCTATACTTTAAAATGGATAACGTTTTTTATCAAGTTTCTAACGCTACTGTTAACCAAGGTTCTGTTGATGCCGCAATTGATGGCATTGCTACGACCACTTGGACAGGCTTCGGAACAAACTTGATTGAGCTTCGCGATGATAAACGAAACAATGCTGTTTCTGTATTCGGCGGAACTCTAAATGCTGGGACAGATGTAACAGCCAACTCTAATCAGTATGCACTGACAGCTGAAGCTTCATATCATCCTTGGAACTCTTATAATGTTTCTGGCACAATATCATCAGCCAGCTTCATTAAGAATAGACTTTCAACAATTGATGTTAAGCACGCTGAAAGTGCATCTGCAGCGGGTATTGACTTTACATTCCCAGTTACAGCACTCAGTTTTGATTACAATAACAACATCACATACTTAACACCAGAAGAACTAGCAGCTCTTAACTCACCAATTGGTCAGTTTGCCGGTGCTCGTGCAATTTCTGGATCTCTAAGTGCATACTTACGTGGTGGCTCAGATAACTCAGCTCAGTTCTTGAAGCAGATTGTTGAAGATGGTCGTACCTCTTCTGCAGCTACTTCTAACGCTAACCTTAAAATTGGTGGCGCAACTGCACCATTCTTTGCCATTAATATGCCAAGAGTTCAGTTCGAACTTCCAGTTCATGCTATTGAAGATGTGATTGGTGTTTCTGTCAACTTCCTTGCCCAAGAAACAACTAAGGGTACTGGAGATGAAATGACACTTATTGTAGAAAAGTAAATTAAATGAACTTTGAGGGGGTAAAATTTAATTCCATATGGGTGCTCACTATTAACAAACGTCAAACTTGCCCCCTCAGTTTGACAGGCGTTGAAAACTATAGTGAGCACCCTTTTTATTATTAACACAGAGGGGAAAAATAAATGAGTAAAATCTCAAACTTAATGGCTAAGGAAACAGTAATTGACGTAGAGTTTCCTGATATTGAAGGTTTCGTAGTTAACCTAGTTTATCTTGGTCGAGATGACCTAATGAAAATTAGAAATGCAAGTCTTACATACAAATTTAATAAGCGCACTCGTCAACGAGAAGAAGAAATTGATAACGATAAGTTTATTGAAGAATATGCTCGTAGAGCTATTAAAGGATGGAGCGGTCTTAAAGTAGGCTCTCTTCCAAAACTTCTTCCAGTAGATATTAGCTCTATGGATAAAGATGAGGCAGTAGACTATTCAGAAGAAGACGCACTTGATCTTCTACAAAATTCTACTATTTTTGATCAGTTTGTTACTGACGCCATGAATGACTACGAACAATTTTCGATTAGTAAAAAGGCTGAAGACTCAAAAAACTCGAAAAGTACCTCCGGCACAACTTCCAAGCAGGGGGAATGACCCAAGACCAGTATCTGTTAATGTGTGAACAGATGGGCTGGGATCCTAACCCTGATGAAATGCCGCCAGAGGTACATGAACTAAGTTATGAAGCACAACAAGCTCTAAGACTATTTAACGCTTTACCCGATAAGGTTGAAGGAATGAACGGTCTATGGTTAGGTAAAGATTACGCAGGTCTAGGAGACATAATGCGTATATATAAAATCGACGACAGTGAAGAAGTTTTCGATCTTCTTCAAGTTTGTGTTGTAGAAGCTGCTACTCATTACGAGCAACAACGTAAAGCTAGAGAAGCTGCTTCAAAGGTGAGACGCTAGTGGCAAGTATCAGAAATATCATTGAGACAATGTTTGTAACAAAGGGGGCAGAAAAAGCTGCTACCTCTACTCAAAATGTTACAAAAGCTCAAACTCGTCTTGGACAGTCTTCTGCTTCTGCAGGGCGTCAGTTTTCCGCACAAGCTTCTGGTTTAGGTGGTTTGGTTGCCGCCTATGCCGGTGCTGCTGCAACAATCTTTGCTATTTCTTCTGCCTTTAATGCTTTAAACCGAGCTGCTCAAAGTCAACAAGCTATTGATGGGACTAGAACTCTAGCTGCAACAGTTGGAGAACAGGGCGATAAAATTCTTTCAAAAATTCAAGAAATTACTAAAGGACAACTTAGCATTGCAGAAGCAGCTAAGACTACTAACCTTGCGTTATCCGCAGGATTTAATTCAGAACAAATTGAAAAATTAACAAACGTAGCCTTAAAAGCTTCTGTTGCTTTGGGAAGAAACTTGGTTGATTCTCAAGACAGGTTAATTCGAGGTGTTGCTAAGATTGAACCGGAAATTTTGGACGAATTGGGTATTATTGTTAGATTAGACGATGCGGTTAAAAAATACGCTGACTCTATTGGTAAAGCTGCTAGTGACTTAACTACTTATGAAAGAAGTCAAGCTTTTGCTAATGCTACTATTGATCAAGGTACTAAAAAGTTCTCTATTATTGATACATCAGTAACTACGAGCGCAGAGGCTCTAAATAAGTTTAGTGCTGACTTGCAAAATTTATCTGATAATCTACTAGGTATTTTGGCACAAGCTGTCGTTCCTTTCGTTAGTTTCTTATCTGGAAACTTTGCAAATACTTTAGCGGCAGCGGGTGTTCTAGGAGGGCTAATCTTTTCTAAACTCGCTGAAGTAACTAGTGCCGGTCTTGGTCGAGCTACTATATCTGTTCAAAATTTTGGTGCCAGATTAGCAGAAACTTTTAGTGCTAGAGCTGCTCAAGCAGGGGGACAGTTACAAGCAACTTTAGGAAAAGAATTAGATAGCTTTAACCTAAAATTAGTTAGAGGAACTAGAGAAACTCAAAATCAAGTCCGAGAACTAGTTAAACTAGGAAGACAAGGTACTTTAACTGCGGTAGAATTGCGTAGCCTAGTTAAAGCTTTAGAAGCGCAACAAAGAGCAGGAGTAAACGTTAAACTTGCTTTAGGTGCGGCGACGGAGGCGTATAAAAATTTAGGTCGTGGAGCACAAATCGCAGCTACAGCAACTGCTTTTGCCACTAAAGTTATTTCAGGAGCTACTAAAGCGGTTAATATATTAGTAGGTGCTATTGGTAAAATCTTTTTTATAGTTTCTATTTTTCAACTTTTATCTTCTACAATAGGAAAAGTTGTTTTTGGGATAGATTTATTTTCAGCAGCAGGCGAAAAGATTAAATCATTTTTTGAAGAATATACTAGAAAAGCAAACGCAGCAAACAGGGCACAAGCAGTTTTTAATAAGTTATTAATAGAAACTTCGGCCAATGCTTCATCTGCGATGCAAAATTTAAAGGGATTTCAGGATAAGGCTTTTACAAGAGATTTAAATTTTGTCCAGAGCTTTTTTGGTGCAGATGAACAAAAAACAGGAGCAGAAATTACTAAAACTGCAGAAAGATTAGCAACACAATTTCAAGAAGGATTTGCAAGACAGTTTAAGCAGCGTGGTGGGTCTAGACAAACAAACGATATTAGGCTTTTATTGCAAAGCGCAGGTATAGACACTCAAGGCATAGATAAAAATGAATTAAGAAGAATAGTTCAATTGCCTACAGAAGCTTTAGAGGAAAGAGAGAAGGCAATACGAGCACTTGCTGGAGATCAAATAGTAACACAAGTCACTAGAAAGTTAAAAGACGTTACTCCCGAGTTCCGAAAAGCCTTAAAAGACGCTGTTGTTAGCCCTATTTCAGGAGTGCAAGCAGAACTTCAAAAAGAAACAAAAAAGTTATATGAATATTTAGAAAATCTTGCTCCCGGAATAGCTAGCAGATTTCAAGCAGCTACTACTGCAATGACAAACGAAAAAGGAGTAATTAATAGATTTCAATTAAATCAAGATTTTAGAGCTGGGGTAGAAGCAGGAGCTATAGAGGCGGAAGAAGTGGACTCCGGCCCTCAACAAATATTTACTCAAGAACTTTTAAATCAATCTAAAACGTTAGGTATATTTTTGCCTATGCTTGTTGAGTATCAAAAAATGTTACAAGATACTGCTTATACTTCTGAAGGGTTGAGCAAGTCATCAGGGGCTTTACGTCAAACCTTTGAAAAACTTCTTAAAGAATTAGAAGGAATGGAAGGTATTGATGCAGCTGTGCTTACGCAAATAAAAGAGTTATTTGGTGAGGGTTCTATAACCAGAGAAGCACAAAAAGCAGCTGAGCGAATCGCCCAGTTAGGAGATTCTATAAAAAAGTTATTTGGTAAAGAAACAAAGGCTGCCGCAGATTTATATAAAGCCATTAGGGTAGAAGCTGATGGAACAGTAAAAATAAATAAAGATGCTGCTGATGTAGAAAAATCTAGGCTAAGTTTTTTAACTACTGCTTTAGGCAGAGAAGAATCAAGCAACGCAGTACAGCAATTAAAAAATAAAGCTGTTACAGCTTTAAAAGGTCTTTATGTTGAAATAAATCGAGAAATAGAAAAACAAAATAAGGCGTTGGATAAAGCTATTGAGAAAGCGCAGTTACAGCTAACCATTGAGACAAATAAGCTAGAAAAAATTAGTTTGCAAGGACAAATAGACAAAAGAAATAGGCAGATTGCAGCAGATAAAGATAAAATTTCTCAAGCCACCGCAGAAGCACAAGCTCAAATAACTAATGGACTCAAAGTACAACTAGACTATGAACAGGCAACATTAGAACTTGCAAAACAAGGTGTTGACGCTAAGATTGCTGCGGCCGAAGAAACTTTACGTCAAAATAACCTTTTAAGAGATCAGCAAAGAATAGCTGCTAAAATTGCTGCAGACGATGCCCGTATAGAAAATGCAAGAAAAAGCACTGTTGCTTCTACTTTTAGTAATCTATTTACTGATAGAGACAGACAAGCTATTGAATTAGAGGCTCTTCGTATTGACGCTTCTGAGGCAATAAAGCTTGCTGAAATTCAAAAACAACAAACTGCAGAAGAAATTGCTTTAGCAAAGAAAAAATATACAGACCAACTGGCACTACTTAATACAGAAAAAGGCATAATTCAAAAAAGATTTGAAATAGAAGAAAAAAAGCTTGAAAATGAAAAAGCTATTAATGCTGATAGAATAAAAGCCTTAAACGCAGAAAAAACAAGTGTAGGTCAAAATGCTACTGATCAAATTCGCCAAGCTGAATTAGACAGAGAGTCTAGATTGGCCCAAATTAACGCAACTCTTGCTTCTCAAAAAGTGCAAAAAGAACTTACAGATAAACAGTTAGATGTAATGATGGTACAAGCTGAAGCACTTGATAAACACCAAAAAGCTGTAGGAGATGCTTTGTTTCAACACGCTAAAAAAGTTACAGAAGCTATGGGTATGCAATTTGATCTAAAGAGAGATGATTTTGGAAAAACCCTTAATCTAGATGGTTTAGTCGAACAAGTCAGGCTGCTAAAAGCTAAAAACCAAGAACTATTTGACACGCAAGAAAAGATTGCTGGAACTCAAGCTAGTATTGCTCTGCAAGAAGAACAGAATAAAGTAGATGCAATTGAAGGCGCAAGAGATAAGAGAGTAGCCGCAATAGACTCTGAATTGAAAATTTTAAATATGCAAAAGAAGGCTTTTGGAGATAGAGAAGCTATCGTAGATATGCAAAAACAAACAGAGTTAGCTGGTCTAGAAGAAAGAATTAAAGCCGCTAAAAGACAAAAAGATATTGAAATAGACGCTTCTAATAGGACCCTGAAAGCAGCAGAGAATGAAGTAGAGGCAAAACTAAAAGCCATCGCAGCACAAGAACAACTTAATGAGATGTTAAATGACAAATTTAGAAAAGTAGCTAATGCAGCCGCTGGAATTGTTAACTCTAGATTAGATCAAGGTCTTGACGACTTGTTTACAGCTATGAAAGAGGGAACTCTTACTATGCAAAACTTTAAGCAAGGAGTTAAAGATTTACTCACAGACATTCTTGCAGACATTCAAAAAGAGATTGTTAAAGAGTATGTTTTAGCACCTATAAAAGATTTTGTAAGCACAGGCATAAGAAGTGTTGTTGATATGGTTACTGGTAGAGGTGCGAAACAACAGCAGCAACAAACACAAAACTTCAATCAATTAGCATCACAAATTAAAGCTAATGGAGCACAGCAAGCAAATATTACTGGAGACGCTCTCAAAGCACAGACTGATCTTTTAACTAAGACTTTTGGAGAAGTTACAAATGTTCAAATAGTAGGACAAATTGGTCCTCTACTAGTAACTACTACCGGTCAAGGACTGTCTGGTTTAGCTGGAAAAGCAGCTGGCGGAGTAGGAGGGTTAGGAAAAGGAGTAAGTTTTGATGGAACTACCTCTGATACACAATTTGGTTTCGCTGATTTAGAAGACCTAGAAGACGGATTTAATATGAGTGGATTTTCAGGATCTCTTGAGGACTATGCTTCTTCTGTAGGGTATGATATGAATGGTATAACTGACGCTTCTCAGATGGTCGGTATGGAGTTTAGTGCTCTTGGTACCGAGAGCTTTAGTCTTGGAAATTCTTTTATGAATTTAGGCAGTATAGCTCAAATGGCAGGTGCAGGGTTAGGCGCATTGGTTGGAGGAGCAATTGGAGGACCTGCAGGAAGTGCTATAGGTAGTATTATTGGTACTATTGGTGGTATATTCCTAAAGTCTATGTTATTATCAAGCGGAGGACTTGTAAATGGATACGGTGCTATAGGTAGAATGGCTGGAGGAGGAGCTGTCCATCGTTTTGCTGGGGGAGGGCTTCAAAGAGATAGTGTTCCTGCCCTTCTTGAGCCTGGAGAGTTTGTAATGCGTAAAAGTGCGGTAGAATCTATGGGACTCCCTGCTATGGAACGTATGAATGCTACTGGTAAATCTGGAATGCCTCCTGTAAAGATTCAAATAGAAAATTCAGGTCAGGAGAAAGATGCAGAACAAGGCGAGTCTATGATGGACGGAGAAGCAATGGTAGTTAAAATGATACTTAAAGACTTGAAATCTAATGGACCAATTAGAAAGAGTATTAGAGCTAACGGAAGATAATACCAAACAGTAAATAAATTAAAAAAGTTAGAGACTACTACTCACATTTTAATTTATAATGGCATTAGTAGTTTAAGTAATGAGAACTTTATGGAGATAAAAAATGGCAACTTATCCTGATGATGCAACAGTTTCTTTAACCGCTTTTGGGACTGTAGGGCTAAAAACTTATAATTCAACTGGGAGTGATATAGAATTCCCTCTTCCTTCTACTGTCTCTTTTGTAGGAGATGTAATAGTTACCATTGATGGTATTGTTCAAGATGTTTCTTCATACTACTTATCTAATTCTGGGGGTTCTGTTACTTTTATTGCCGCTCCAAACGCTACAGAGTTAGTATTTAAAACTATTGATTTACCTACTAGATTTAGAGCTACTCGCTCTTATCCAGCTGTTTATGTAGCTAGTTATTCTAATACTTCAGCTACTACAATTGATTCGAACACCTATTTGCTAAACGGAGTTCAAACGTCTTTTTCTCTTCCTACTCCCGCTTTAGGAAATTTTGGAGAAAACCAAGCGAATTCTATTTTTGTAACTCTTTCTGGTGTTTTACAAAACCAAGATGCTTTTACCTATCCGAGTGCTACACTAGGGGTAAATGGAATAGACTTTCCAGAAGCTCCTGCTATAGACGATGGAGGGGTAGACTATGCTAATACTACTCTTGAAATTAGAACTTTGATACCTCAAGTAGATTCTATAGGTAGATTTACAGATATGAGGGATAGGAAACCTTCTAATGGTTTTTCTATAGATAGAGAATTTAGTACTAAAAAATACGAGAGTCAATCTGGTTATGAAAAGCGTAGATTAATGAGCAGAAGAAGCAGGAGAACTTTTGAGCTTACTTATAATAATATTTCTGGTGTAGAGAAACAAGCCATAGAGGATTTTTATACTGCTAGAAATGGAGACTTTGAAACTTTTACTTTTGATTTAGCCCATATTAACTCAGCTGGTACTGTTAGAACTCGTTTTGATGGTCCTATACAAATAGAACAAGTAATTTCTGGAGGAAGTGCTCTTACTCAAAATTTTTATTCAGTTCAAATAACTTTAAAGGAAGATTTTAGCTAATGAGTTCTAGAGTATATGATTATATTTTAACGGTATCAGATACTTCTCCCTTTAAACAAGGCAACACTATTTTAGGGTTAACTTCTAATGCTTTTGGATATATAGCTAATGTAGACTCTTCCACAAGCAATATTAAAGTTAAAATGTCTAACGTAGACCAAGAGTTTTCTGTGTCAGAGTCTGTTGTTAGCAATCACTATTTAATTTCAAATACTTTTCACTCTAGTACCCATACTGTAAGTGCAACTCCAGGTGGCGGACAAAGTTTATTTATTTCTGTTTCTTCTCCAGTTGACACGGATATTATTTCTGAGTTAGATGTATTTGTAGGTTCTAATCTAGCTCAAAGATCTGGTTGGACTTATCATACTGGTAATAATCAACTAGAGTTTTTTGCTTTTGCTACTCCAAATGCTGGTTCCGTTGTTACTATTAGAAGACAAACTGGAAATACTCAAGCATATTCTTTTCAATCCTCTCATCAACATTTAGGAAACGTTCAAAGCTCTACAACGGCTACTATAAGCGCTATTTATAATAGTCCTTTCATTGCTACTTTAAATGCTTTTACACAAGCTCCTATTGTTAGACTTGTAGAAGTTTATTACCCAGGAGAATGGTATCCTCCTAATGAAGCTGGTAATCCTTCTGGCACTGGTGCGGGGTATGCATGGCCTACAGAAACCCCTTTAAGATTTGCAGAGGTTATTGGAGACATTTATTCTGATTTATCTTATAATGTAACATTTAAAGGAGAAAGCTATACGCCGTATCCTATGGAAGCAGACGGTATTGCAACTTCTTCTGACGGTACTATTGATCGAGTAACTTTTACAATGTCTAACTATGATAACTTAATTACTACTTTTGTTGAGAATCCTTATATAGTTGGGAATGTAACTTCTAATTCGGCTCAAGGATATGTTAATGGAGAGCTTGTGTATGGTCTTGACCCTAGAACTGTTACAGGCAATACTCATTATAATCAAGATACTGTAGATAATATATATGGAGGGGCTAACTCTCCTTGGTTATATGATCAAGCTACCTCTTTAGGAGAAACTTGGAAAAATTTAAAATCAGATAGTAGAGATTTACTTGGCGCTGTCGTCGAGTTTAAAACTACTTTTGCTAACCATTTAAAATACTGGCCAGAACATTCAAAAATTGATTATATGTATGATAATGTAGTTTCTGTTTTAAATGGCTCTCCTTATAGACCCGGAGACAATGTTACTACAACACTCTCTACAAACACTGTTCAAATTCAAGATATTCAAGAAGAAAGAATATTGTTTTTATCTGCTCCTTTAACTAGTGGACAACGTAATGAAAATTTATACATAGTAAATGATAACTACGACGACGAAGCTTATGTTAGAGATGTATTTAAAGTAACTAAACTTAATTTGTTAAATGAAACCGTAGCTGAATTTGAGCTTACTAGTTGGTTACAATATTTTAAATTACAATTACCAAAAAGAAAATTTTTTAAAAACACCTGTCAATGGGTTTATAAAGGATCTGAGTGTCAATACCCAGGTCCTGGTAGTCTACCCATTCCCGGCACTTTTCCTCCAAAAACTTCTAATGCTAACCCAATATTTGCTAATAATCAGGCTGCAGTATCCGACTCTGATGATGAATGTTCAAAGTCTTATGAAGCGTGTAGAATTAGAAACAATACTGTTCATTTTGGGGCATTTCCAGGAACAGGAAGGCAGATACCTAAACAATAATGGCAATAAAAGGGTGTATATTACCTTGGATTCATTTGCATGGTAATATGAGAGGGGAATACAAAGCTTGTTGCTTTTCAGATTCTTTTTCAAATAAAGATTCTTTAGGAGATAATTCACAATCTATCATGGATGTGTGGCATGGAACTCCTTATATAGAATTAAGAAAATCTTTTTTAGAAGGTAAAATACCAGAACAGTGTTACAACCCTTGTTTTAAAAAAGATGAATTAGGCGTTTGTGAAAATCCAAAAAATAACGCTAACAATTTTTGGAAACACAAAGAGCATCTACAAAAAACACTTACCCCTCCTCCACCCCCTTATATAGATTTTAGAGTAGGAAATACTTGTAACTTTAGATGTAGAACTTGTGGTCCTGCTTCTAGTACTGCTTGGATAAAAGAGGGTAAAAACTTATTTTCAATTCAAGGCAAAAAAGAAGAGCGGTGGGATAATGATTTATTCTGGGAAGGATTAGAGTTAATATATCCTAACTTAGAGGTTTTATATTTTGCAGGAGGAGAGCCTTTAGTATTAGAGCAACACTATAAAATATTAGAATATTTAATCTCTAAAGGTAAAACTGACATAAATGTGCAGTATAATACTAATTTATCTATTTTAAAATTTAAAGAATATGATCTTCTAGACTTATGGAAAAAGTTTAAAAAAGTAAACTTGTGGACTAGTTGTGATGGATATAAAAACGTATCAGAGTATGTTAGAAAAGAGTTAGTGTGGGAAGAATTTGAGTCTAATGTAGAAAAAGTTAAGCCCTATGTTACTACTATTAGCTCTGTAGTATCAATTTTAACCATATACTCTATGCCTAAGTTGCTTTTATGGGGAAAAAGAAAAAACATTCCTGTGTTTGGAACTACGTTAGTTACTCCGTCCTATTATTCTTTACAAATACTACCTGAAAATGAAAAAAGAAATATTTTAATATATTACAAAAGTTTTATAGAAAATAACAAAAAAGATTTACATATATCGGATATACGTCATATGTCAGACTGGTTAAAATATATGAAAGGAGAGCTACCAGAAAAAGAAAAATTGTCTTCTCTATTTAAGAAAAATACTGGATTATTAGATAGAAATAGAAATGAAAATTTTACTGATGTAGTTCCAGAATTAGCAGATTGGTACAATGGACTTAAAATATCTTAAATATTTAGGACTTAAACACAATTACACAGAGCATAATTGTATTACTTTGATAGATTCTATTTATAAAAATGAACTTAATTCAAACGTATTTGAGGGGCTGTGGGAGTATTTAGAGTTACCGGAGGGTAGGCCGAAAGATGGAAGAGGTTGGATGAAGCGTTTTTCTATATCCTCCTTAGAAACTTGGGCATCTACAGTTGCTACAAAAGTTAACTTGACAGAGTTACAAGAATATGATGTAATAATATTTAAATCAAGAAGACTAATACCTACTCATTTTGGATTATATGTAGAGAATAATAGGTTTATTCATTTAGCAGAGGGGAAATTCTCTAAAATTGATGTACTGGATCAAGAGTATAGAGAAGAAATTGCAAGTATATGGCGGTGGAATGGGATAGATACGTAGGGCTTCCTTTTAAGCATCTAGGATTAGACTTAGAAAAAGGCATAGATTGTTTTAATCTAATTAAATGTATTTATAAAAATGAACTTGGAATAGAAATACCGTATACTACTAGAGACTGGTGTAAAATAGTAGATGAATACTGGTATCAAAATATTCACGAAGATTATATTAAAAAAGCGTCGTCAAAAGATTATGGCTGGAAAAGAGTAAAAGAACCAAAAGAGTTTGATGTAATAACTATGGTTCTGGGGTCTTCTACAATAACTAATCATTGTGCCATATACATCGGACATAATAAAATTTTACACACTTTTCAAAACCATAAATCACATACATCAGTTTATGGTAATTATTTTAAACAATATACAATGGGGGTTTACAGGTGGATAGGTTTACAAAATTAATTGAATCTTTTAAAGAGCATATGAAAGAAAATCCTAATGTAGAATGCTGTGGTATTATTACAAAGGATTTTTCTTATGTTCCCAGTAAAAACCTTAGTCCTCAGCCAGCAGATTCTTTTGTTTTAAATCCTACAGATTTAGTTAAATATTGGGATAATTGTTGGGGAATTTTTCATAGCCACCCTTTACACCATGATGACCTTCCTAGTGAAGAAGATAAAAATTCTGCTTTTTATAAAGAGTATAAATTTGTAGTAGGAAATTTAAATGGTTCTTTTTATCAATACTGGTTAAATGATCATAATATGTTAGAGTTTAAAGATTTTAATGAGGAGTCTTTGGTATGTTAATAACTTTGAATTTTCACCCGACTTTATATAAGTTTACTGGGGGTGTAAAGCAGCACAATATAGAAGTTGCTAAGTTAAAAGATATTAAAGATGCTTTAGTAGTCTTATTTCCTAAAATGAGAAGGTATATCCATCTAATTATGAATAACTCTTTAGGGAAAGAAAATTTATGTTTAGTAAAACCTGATGGAACACCTGTAACTAGGAAAGAGTTTGAGTTTAACTTAGTTCAAGATGATGAGTACACACTTTGTCCCGTTGTTGCAGGAGGAGGAAGAAAAATTCTTCCTATACTAATGATTATAGCAGCTGTTGTTATGATTGCCTATGCTCCTGCGATTGCTGCGGGTCTTAATTCGGCAATGGGACTTACTGGAACTGCTGCAATTACCGCAGGTAGTATTGTGTCTGCAGGTATTAGTTTAGCTTTAAGTGGGGTGATGCAGTTACTAGCTACTCCTCCGAAACCGCCTTCAGCAGAGACGTCTAACTCTTCTCAGCAAAGAAGAAATAATGATATGTTTGATGCTATGGAAAACACTACAGACCCGAATACTTCGGTGCCTCTTATTTATGGACTTGCTAGAGTTTCAGGACAGATGTTAAGCGGTCACGTAGAAACTATGACTCATGGAGAGTCTGACACTATTTTTGTCAGAGATTTATTATACGCAAAAAGCTCTGAAATAACCAGAGTAGAGGGTTAATAATGACTATTATTTATATTGATGATAAAGCAGTTCCTCTTATTGAAGGAGGCGGAGGTGGTGGAGGCTGTTTTGCCTCTGACACTCTTATCTCTATTGAAGACGGTCAAAAACAAATTTGTGATATTGAAGTCGGAGATAAAGTATGGGCTTATGATGAAATAGGTCGGCCTGTCTTATCTTTTGTTACTGAAACTTTTTATCATCAAAAAGATAAAATCTATAGAGTTAATCATGAAACTGGAAATATTGATATTACCTTAAATCACTGGGTTCTTAAAGAAGATGGTGAATATCAAGAAATGGGAGACTTTGTTGTTGGAGATAGATTATTAACAACAGATAACCAATTATCTAAAATTAATTCAATAGAGTTTTTAAAAGAAGAACCTGTATACAATTTTAAAGTATCTCACTTACACTCTTACATTGCTAATGGTATTAAGGTACACAATGGCGGTGGCGGAGGTAAAAGCGGTGGCGGTGGCGGTACAGAAACTCCAAATAATTTATTCTCAACTGATGTTTTATTTCTTCAACTTGGACTAGGCGAAGGACCTATTTACAGAATTAATCCTAATGGTCCTCAAGATATCGAGTTTAATGAAGGGCTTATTGATGATCTATTAATTAATGGTTTAGTAGATGATGAAAAGTTCTTTATATTTAATAACACAGGAACAGTATCTCAACAACCTCTACCTCTATTTGGTGATTTTGTATTTGTTCCTCAAAGACTCTCTGGAGCGACTGAGCTTAAAAAAGGAAACTTAGATGGAGTAGCTAGATCTTCAGTAGATAAACAAAATACTAGTCCTACTGCTTTGACCGCTATTAAATTTTATTTTACTATCGGAGGACTTCAAAAACAAAACACTAATGGCGACATTTTAGGAAGTTCTGTTACAGTAAAGGCTACTGTTTATGATAGGACTGGGACTACTGAAATTGCTTTTAAAGAAAGAACTATTTCAGGAAAGACAAATGTTGCATATTCTTTTGATTTATTTCTTGCTATTCCAGCAGAACACGTTTCTGATTTAGGTTATCTTTTTACAATAGAAAAAACAAGCGCAGACAATTCTTCTTCTAAAGTTCAAGAAAATGTCGCTTTCCAGGGCTGGACTGAGGTAATTGAGACTCCTATTGGGTATGTAAGAACAGCTACAGTTGGGTACGCTTTAAAAGCTTTTGCTGAACATAAAGGGTCTATGCCTGCAATTACTCAGATGGTAAAAGGCTTATTAATAAAGGTTCCTTCTAACTACAATCAGCCTATTTTAGAAAACGGAGAAATTGATTGGAGAGAGGTAGAAGTATCAGATGCAGATAGGTCTACTTATCAATTTAGACTACAAAAAACAGGTCCCACTCTTCAAAGCTCTCCTTTAATATATGACGGATTATGGGACGGTCAATTTGTTTACTCTTGGACTCAAAACCCTGTTTGGGTAATTTATGATATGCTTACTAATAGTTCTTATGGATTAGGCATACCAGAGGATCACATTGATAGATACTCGTTTTATGACGCTGCTGTATACTGTGATGCTTGTGATATCACTACAGGAATATTTCAAGGAGTTGACGCGGCAGCAGACGGAACTTACCGTAATAAACCAAGGACCACTAAAAGTTCTGTTTCTGAAACTTTACAAGGATTACCTCCTGGTACTTCTGTTAAAGAGCGTCGGTTTATATACGATGGGTCTTTAGGTGATAAAAAACAGGTTATGGATGTTGTTAATATAATCACAATCACTTTTAGAGCTATTTTATTCTATAAAAACGGAAAGTTATTCTTATTCCAAGACAGACCTGATAGTTTACCTGTAGCTATATTTAATGAAACTAATATACTAAAAGACACTTTTAGTATATCAGGAATTGATGAAGAAGAATTAATTACTGGTGTTAATATAACCTATACAGACCCTACTAATCATTATAGGCAGGAAGTTCTTAGAATTGATGATGCTCGCGCATTAGACGAAAGAAACGGTATTGAAAATGTTATTGATATAGCAACGGATGGAATAACAAGAAAAAGTCAAGCTATTAGATTAGCGCAATATATGATTGCTGACAAAAAATACTCTAGGAGAAAAGTTAATTTTAAAACCACTTCTGAAGCTTCTGAGTTAAAACCAGGAGATGTAATTTCTGTATCTCAAAAAAGTGCTAGTGTTTCTTGGGGTTATGGAGGCATTGTTTTTGAAGATACTCCTAGTAGCGGGGCTTCAACATCTAATATTAAATTAGAACATATTAGCGCTCCTTCTTTGACTAGCACCATCTTCACTGCTAATTCAGGGCCTCTAGCCTTAAGAGTAGCTAGTACAAAAAATGGGCATGTTGATACTTACGTAATTAGTAATACTTCTTATAGCCTTAGTAATACTGCAAACGTTTCTGGAGGGACTGAAATCGCTGAAGTGGTTGCTTTATCTAAGTGGAATAATGAAAATAAAAGTTTTGATACTATTACTTGGGGTGATTTAAACCGACCTAAAAGGTATGATGTCTGGTCTTTAGGAGAGATTAATGATCCTACTGATATTTACACTTCTTTATCTGGAAAGCTTTTTAGAATAATTAATCTAAAAAGAGACAAAGAAGAAAAAATTGATGTAGAAGCTACAGAGTATATCCCTACAGTTTATACTGATTCTGATACTTTGATTAACTACTCCCCTTTATTATTCAATGATTTATTTGATCCCCTTAGAAAACCTCCAGCTCCTCAATTTACTCTTCGTTCGATTCCAAAAAGGGATTTAGACGGGTCAGTATATACAGATATTGAAATTAATGCTGTAACAGATAGAACTGGGTATTCAAATGAATTTAGAACTGAGTATTATCGGTCTAGGCCTACTACCTCACTTAAGTTAATTTCTAACGCTACTCCTCAAGCATCTAGAGATATTGTAGAAATGAATTTAGACAATATTGAAAATGTAACAGAAGGAGAGTCTTGTATAATTTATGGGAAAAATGGTTATTCTTTTGAATTTGCAACCACCCGTTTGTTAGTTCATGGATATTCTAAAGTAGACGAAGCTCCTGATAAAGCAAATGGTAATATTTCTTTATCAGTATCTGGTTTTGGTGGAATAATTGATAAAAACTTTGGTTCCGATATACATGTTTTAGACGTAAATAATACCTTTGATTTTGCAGGCTTAAAAGGTAACGATAGAATTTCTTTACCCATAAATCAAAAAGTTCAAGGAGGTTCTGGAGACGCTGCAGGGTTACTTGGTTTTATAGGATCAGATACTAGATTAGCAAGATATAGTGCTAACGTAGTTGGATTTGATAAATCTGCTCACACGATAAAAATTGATAATGATCATTCAGGCGCTTCACAATTAGTAAGTTTACTTCCTAATCCTCCTTTTTTCATAAACGTACCCCAGGTAGTTGATCATAGATTTTTTGCTAATAATACTCTTTATGTAACTGGTAATTATTTAGAGGTAGTCAGAACAAATGTAGCTACAACTACTAACTTATTTGAAACTCATACCTTCAAACAACCTCTTGGTATTTCAGTTAGGCATTCAGGGTTTGTAGATGTATTTTTAAATAATGAAGCAACATCAAACTTTACTCTAGAAAAAGGGTTAGACAATTTAGCCAATTCTCAGGTTAGTATTTCTTTATCCTCTTTACCTACAGCAGAAGCTAATATTGATATTAGAGTCACAGCAAATGTTTATACTCCTCCTATTATCGAAAGAGGAGACAATGTGACTTGGAATGTAGGTAATACTTATGGAATTTCAGACACTACTTTTGATATCGGAGCACCTTCTTACAATGCTTATCTAACTGCTAATGGTATATTTAGAGTTACTTTAGATGATAACATTAAATCTAACGTAGCCCAAGCTTATGCAATTAATGTTACTCCAAATCCTATTGGACTTGTAGGAAATTTAAATGTTGGAGCAAAAACTTTTACTTTTGATTACGATCATACAAGATTTCCAGGTCTACTAAATTTAGCTAATAATGCAGTTTACAGACTAAACGTTCCTTTAGATAACTTCACTCCTTTAGATTTTGATAGTGGTACTAATACTAGATATATACACAGAGCAGAAGCAGGTGTTCACGCAGTAAGGGCTAGAAATGTTAATAAGTTTGGAAGACGTAGTGACTTTGTACAAAAAGAAGTTGTTGTAAGAAACATTCCTATCAAAGCTGTTTCTAACTTAAATATTATAGAAGAAATTTATAAAGACTCTACAATTGGTGTAGCTGTTAGAGCTATTATTATATTTGACCATATTGAAGGACAAGAAGTTACTGATTATGAAATTTCATACAAAATAACTGGAACTGCTACAGGAGACTTAACATCCTTTAACACTGTAAAAGTTTCTGCTGCTGGTGTAGATTCTGATGGTAAAATTAGATTTAAAATAGATAATATAGAAAAAGGATTAAATACTAACCCTAATACTGTTACTGCTAGGGTTACTCCTTTAAATAAAAATATTAGAGGCTCTACAGTTGCTAAAACACAAGAAATTATAGGAAAACTTGCTCCACCTCGAAACGTACTAAACTTTGCTGCTGGACAGGCAGGCGATACTCTCCTCTTTGTTTGGAAATATCAAATTGATCCTGTAACAGGCGACAATATTGACCTTGATCTAATGGAAGTTCAAATAAGAAGAGTCGCAGGACAAGTAGCTACAGATCAAGCAACCTTATTAGACTTATGGCCTCGATCTGATGAAGTCGCTATCGTTGATGCTAGAACAAACAGAATTGTTGTAGATATTGATCAGTTTGGGCAATACACATATTTAGCTAGAACAAAAGATACATCAGGTATATTTAGTGAAACAATTGTAGCATCTACCTTTACTTCTATTGCGCAAGGTTTTACTAATATTTACAGAGCTTATAATGAAGACTCCCCAGGTACTTCATTTATTACTGGTATTACAAATGCAAATGACGGAGAAACAAACTTTCCAAGTTTTGCCGACTCAAATACTGGAGGATTGGCTTTTGCCAAAGCAGATAGTGCTTTTGACTCTAGTGTAGTTGACAACTCTAACGGAACTTCCTCTGGATGGAGTGTAATTAGCGGCTCTCCTACAGACTTAAGAGCTTTATCAGATGCAGTTTATCAAACTCAGATTAGAGATTTAGGTAATACAATAACAGGATCTATATCTGCTACTGTTGTAGGCGATCAATCTCTTAAATCTACTTGGTTAGATTATACAGACCAAATAGGTGGAGATCAAGTAACTGAAGCCTCTTCTGGTGCGGGTATATTGAAAGATATAGATTTTTCCGGTACTTTGGGTATAGGAGAAATTCTTGGTAGTTCTAACACAGGAGCTGCAACAGTAACATATGGAGTAGAGAATAAGACTTTGGTAAGTGGTATTTCAGGGTCTTTTCCTGCTAATGTATTCGGAATTGTTACTCTAGGTAATTTTGACGGAGATGACTCAAATGCAAATGTCTTTTCTCTAATCGCTGGGGTTTCTAGTGATGATGAAATTGTTTTAGGAGATTCTTGGTATGCTAATGGAAGATCTACAGGAAGTAACGGTTTTTCAAATTTAACAGTTGCAGGAACCTCCTATAAACTGGTAAACTTAAAACAGTGGCTAGATTTATCTGAGTCATCGACTTTTTATGGGACTGTAGGAATTGTTACAAGTAATCTATTATTTAGATACTCAACAGATAATCCATTCTATGCTAATGGTAATGTTAATGTAAGCGCCTTCACTACTGTAGCTAATTCTGATGGATTTAGTAACTTTGTTACAGGTGCTAGAACTTTTAGATACTTACAATTTAAGTATGAAGTAACTAACACAGACCCAACACAAGCCGAGTTATTATTAGATCAGTTTAGGTATCAAGTTGCATTAGATGAAAAAACATTCACAGAAATTGTGACTGTAGATACACAAGTAGTTAATATAGATTACAGCCAAATGGGGTACACTCAAATTCCTAAAATTACTTCATTGTCTGTATCTGCAAGTTCTAACCAAATAGCTTTACCACAAGCAGTTATTCTGGATAGAGGGTTACAAGGAGCAAATGTATCAGTTTATTTTGCGAACGGCGCATCAGCACACGATATATTAACTCCTGATGGAACATCAGACGTTATAACACCACAAATAGACTTTGCCGTGACAGGAGTTTAAAAAATGGCACTATCAGATTCAAATACTTTTGTGCTCCCTTCTCAGGGAGCTTCTATTGCGGTTTCAAGATCGCAATTTAATAACAGTTTAAAAGCTGTTTTATCTAATTTTTATTCAGATGCAACACCAGATAGCGAGAATTTAGTGGAGGGTGGTAGTTCTCTATCCGCTACTGAATATGATGGTATGTTTTATAGGTCGTCTGATACAGGTGTGGTTTATATTTCTGATAGCGCTATCACTGTTGCCTCTGGTAGAACAAATCGTCCCATAGGAGGCAACTTTACTAGATACGGTATAGCTTGGAGACAACAAGGAAGTCTTGCAGCAGCGGCGGCTAACATATCAGACTTCGACGTAGGAGAAGCTTTTGCGATAGTTAAAGATACTGAAGGGTCCTCAAATAACTCTGTATGGTTAAGAGTTGCTACAACGGGTACTTTTGCCTCTGATTGGATTAATCTAAGAACTCCTCAATCAGATACAGTAGCTACTGGTTTAATTCAAGATCAAGCTATTACAGGCCCTAAATTAAACGCTTCTATGACAGCAATTCCTACAACTGTAATGGAACATACTTCTGCAGTTACAATTACTCCAAGAATAGTAGTTTCTAGTTTTGCGAATAACCAAACTATAGCTACTAGTGCTGCTATTGAATTAAAAACTGCTACTGTAACTAACGATGTAGCTTTGGGATTCAATAACGGATCAAAAAATGCCTCTATAAAAATGATTCCAGGTAACACTGGAAATACAGATAGAGGTGTAGGGGTATATACTACTGCAGACGAGCTTGCTCCTATCAGAGCTAACTTAGTAATGCAATCTGCTATTACAGGTACTACTACAGAATCAACAGCGGCTCCTTTATTGCCCGCAGGGGTGACTGTAGCTTGGCCAGCCTCTACAGCTCCAGAAGGTTGGGTACTATGTACCGGGCAAGCCCTTAGTCGAACTACCTATGCTTCTCTATATGGAGCTTGTGGTACTACTTTTGGACCAGGAGATGGATCTACTACTTTTAATGTTCCTGATCTTAGAGGTAGAGCTATTTACGGAACAAGTACTGGAACCATTAACTTAGGGACTAAAACTACAGGAATTTCGTCTAGTTTTACTAATACTACTGATTCTCATTCAGGACACGTACATACATCTACAACTACAAATGTTACTAGTACTACAGACAAAGACGCAGCTGTCGCCGTTGCTGTTGCTACTTCACCAACAAACTCTGGTGGGGCGCACACTCATACAGTTACTTTCCCCGGAATTTCAATGAATTATATTATAAAAACTTAGGAGATACCAAATGAATACAATTAAATTTAATGCTATTGACATTGAAGCAAAAACAGTGTATTGTTACTTTAGAAATGTCGAAATTGAGGGACCTAGAGCAACCCCTGTAGAAAGGTCTTTTCCTTTTGATGCTTTTATGGAAAGAGAGCCTCACCTTCTAGCACTTTTAGAAGGAGATGTATATTCTTTATACATTGAGGACGGTTATACTGAGAAAAAAGTTTTAGATGGAACTTTTGGACCTATGGATGAAGAAGAAATAGAATACTGCAAAAACATAGTTTACAAGGCTTGTAGAGATTTAGAATACGAAGACTTACTAGCTCCTCCTTCTGTAGATGATCAAATTGATTCTTTCATTAAAGAATTTTTTGATGAAGATGATA